GTAGAGAAGCCCGCGGGGCCCCGTCCCGAAGGTGGGGGGGCTATCTCCGCCCGCTCCTGGCGTTTGATGCCGCCTTTGATTTTTCCGGGTGCGCTTTGTTGTGGCACCCATGGCAGAGGCTGATGAGATTGGCGTCATCCCATACCAGCTCTGGGTACTCGTCCGCGTGCTTGATGTGGTGCACCTCCGTGGCCTGGGTCAGTCTGCCGTACCGTCTGCACTCCTGGCATTGGTACTTGTCCCGCCGGAGGATGTGCAGCCGCTTGGCTTTCCACCGGCTCCCGCCATAGTCCACAAAATCAGCTCCCCTGTGATTATTTTAATACCGGTTATCGTTTTTGTAACTGTCCGTTTTTTGTCATCCCCCGAGACGGTCCGAAGATCACGACGCCGACCTTGTCTAGCGCGCGATTTGCCAGGCGATAGACGCTCTTTGGCTCCGTTACTCCGGCGGCTGCCATAGCGCGCCCGATTCGGTCCTCTGCGTTGGCCTCAATGTATAGGATTTTCACAGCCAACTGCTCCCGATCTGTTAGCAGTTCGAGCGCACGGTCTGTCGCCATATTCTCTGCTGCGGCGAGCTCTGCGGCACGGCGGATGGCTTCCGCTTTTTTTGACTGCCCGGCCCGCTCCGCGGCCTCGATGCGCTCCGGCATGGTCTCGATTGCTGCAGCTCTCAGCCGGTATCCGCGCAAAAAATCCCGGGTTTTAGCTCGCCTGTCCATCGTCGTCCTCCTCTTGGCCCGCCTTGGTCCACTTGGGCAGGATGTACCGGATATACTGGGACCGCCCCACCTCAAAGGGCGAGCGGTAGAGCAAAATCGCGCCCTTGGGCGGCTGCACCTCCCGGCTGGAGCAGCTGACGCGCGGCGTCCGCTCCAGCGGCTTGCGCAGATTGCGCGCCGGGACGTATTTTTTGCGCTCGTCGATGCGGCGGCACTGGTCCATGAGGTAGCAGGCCAGGTCCGTGTGGTCCGCCGTCTTTTTCATGGCCCGGTCTCCGGCGGCCCCGAGCCGCCAGCAGCGCTTGCAGAGCTCCGCCGCCTCCGGGTTGACGATGAAGTGATGGTGGATGCGGGTGTGCACGTAGTCCTGCGCCCGGCCGTCAAAGTGCAGGTCGCTGGTAAAGCCCAGATAGCGCAGCGCAATGCCCTGCTTTTTGCAGGCATAGCGGCAGCGCTGAACGAACAGGGACAGCTGATGCCGGGCCGCCGCGAATACGCTGTCCCAGGTCTCCGGGTCCTGGGCGTCGTAGTCCGCGCCCCCGGTCAGCTTTTTGACCCCCTCCGCGCTGTAGCTGAGGAGCAGCAGCGTCCCTCGCCCCATGGGCCAGTTGGCATGGATGATCCGCGCCACCCGGCGATTGGCATTGTTGTCGTTCTGCCGATGCTTGCGGAGATCGGCTCTCCGCTTGCGCTCTGATCTCGGCGGGACCTCGCCCGGGGTAAAGTACTTGATCTTCTCTCCGATCGGCCCGGCCTCCGTCGTGCCGATTGCCCAGTATCCGTCCGCTGCCATGCCGGTCTCCTCCTCATTTTTGCCTCTGATGAGATTTGGGCCTAAACTTAGGCGGTAAACAAGTCCGCGTAAACGCGCGTGCGCGCGTTATTTAAATAAGGTATGCGCCACCTCAAGGCGGCCTGGCCTCCGCTCCGTGCCCGCAGCGGCGGGCACGGAGCGCAAGCCCCGGCGCCGGTCTCCCGGCGTCGGGCTTTTGCGTTATCTGCCGTAGTGTTCCAGCGTGAGGGCCAGCAGCGCCCGCTCCAGGCGGCTGCTCCTGGCCCGCTCCGCCGTCAGCGCGTCCAGCAGCTCCTCCAGCTCCGCCCGCAGCATGGCAAGCTGCGTGTCCTGGGGCATGAGCTCTTTCTCCGCCTTCGGCTTCGGCTCTCTTTTTTGGGGTGGCTTCGCCGCCGGCAACGCCTCCTGGGCCGGTGTCTTTTCCTGCTCCTGCTCCTTGTGCATGGTCTCCTCCTCCGGCGGGTCCTCCGCCACGATCTCGTATTCCCCCTTCCGGAGGACGATCTTTTTTTCCTTCAGCTCGATCCAGCAGAATTCTGTGAACTGCTGGACGCCTGGCCGCCGGACGCTTTTTGTGGCCCGGTAGACCGCGCCCACCTTGGGCATCAGCTCCGGCAGCACGCCCTCTGGGGCCTTGATTACTCGGATCTCCATACGCCCCTCCGCGCGTCCCGGGCCTGGAGTGCCAGGCTCCGCACCAGCTTGTCCACGGCCTGGCCGGGAAATTTGAGCCCGCTCACCTCCGCCATGGCGCAGAGGTGCCGGTAGGTCATCGGCGTCACCCGGATCGTCGCGAGCCGCCTGCTCCGGCTCTCCCGCTTTTTGTCGCTCATGTGTCCTCCTCCCAGATCCCGCCCGAGGGCTTGCCGATGTATCTGCAATAGGCCAGCTCCAGCCGCGCCCCGGGGCTGCCATGCCAACCGGGCAGCAAGAACACCGTGTCCGCGCAGTCGATCATGGCGAAGCAGATGCGCATATACTCCGCCTTGCTCATCCCCTCCGGCAGCTCTGCCGGATTGAGTACGATATGGCCAAGCCCCTCCAGCCTCTCTGCCTCCTCGCGGAACCTTTCCCGGTATTTTGGATCGCCGGTGATCTTACCGGCTATGTAGATTTTCATTTCGCGTCACTCCCTTCAACGTAGCACCAGCTCTGCGGCGCACGGTCGAGTACCCGCAGCTCAAAGCCGTTCTTCATCGTCCGTATGCCCGTGAACTCGCTCAGTTCCCGCGGCTTATCGTAAATTTTCAGGCCGGAGATGTGCCAGCCGAAACCGTCCTTGTTGCCGAGATACCCATGGATTTCGTCAGGTGCCATACGGGCAAAATTCGCATAGCAAGCCGGGGCTACCGAGTGCGCATGGAACTCGATGAACTCGTCGCAGATAAATTCGCCGATGACGTTTCCTTTGCGCTCCGCCCATTTCCCACGGTTCCATTTGGCAACATCACCGCAGAGGGTTTCGCGGAAGAATTCTGGAGTGCCTTGCAGGGTACAGTAGATATAACACCGGAACGGCGGCTCCAGCTTTGGGCGCGTCTTGCGCACCTCAATGGTCTTCTCGCCGGAGGCGATCTTCTCACACCACTTTGGGCGGATGCTGATGAGTACAGATTTCATGGGGCGTCCTCCTCCCGCGCGCCGAAGCTGCAAAAATCCGTGGGATACACCGGCCGCCCATAGCATTGCGATTTCGTGCAGCCGCACGTTGCGATCCCGCGCGCCGTATCGTCCGCCTTGTTGCGCTTCGGCTCCGTTCGGTTCCGGCACGCCGCGCACCGCACGACCTGCACCCACTCCTCCGACTCCTCCAGACTGCACGGACCCTGCACACAGGGCTCCTCCGTCAGCGTACACTCACCATACGGCGTCATATGCGCGCATCGCACCTGCGTTCGCATCGGCTTCTCCATCACCAGTCCTCCTTCTGCCACTTCTCCGCCAGCGCCCGGGCGGCGGTCCTCAGCTTCTCCCCGGTGGCTGCGTCCGCGGCCGCCGCCTTGATCCAGGCGCCGTGCAGCTTGTTCCAGTCCTCCTGGATCTGCCCGTAGAGGGCGGCAAAGACCGCCGCGTCCGGGTTGGCCAGGGCCAGCCGCCGCCTTGCCTCGTCCCGGTCCTTCTCCGCCTGTCTGGCAACCTCCCTGGCGTTGTAGGCATCCTCGTTGGCCTTGTCCCGGGCGGCGCGGAGCTCCGCCTGCCGGGCCTCGGCCTTCTCCGCGGCCTCCTTCGCCGCCTGCTCCTCCGCCTCCCGGCGCAGCTTGTCCATGGCGTCCTGTGGGATCGTCGGGTTCTCCCGTGCCGCCTTGAGGGCCGCGGCGGCCTCCTTGGCCTTTTTCTGCGCCCGCTCCAGCTTGTCCTCCAGCTCCTTGGCCTTGGCCTCGGCCACCTCCGCCCGGCTCCGCTGGGCCGCTCCGACCTTTGCGGCGTCCTCCTGGGCCTCCAGCGCCGCCGCCAGCCGCCTGGCCGTCTCGTCCCGGGCCGCCTCGGCCTGGGCCGTCTCCTCCTGGGCGGCATCCCGCTCCCGGATGAGCTTCTCCAGCTCCCGGCTGCTCAGGTCCGCGACGTTGTGCTCCTCCGCAAAGGCTTCCCGCTCCTCCTCCGGCACCGCCAGAAGCTGCAGCGCCTTGGTGTAGGGCAGATCGGCAAGCGCCTGCGAATTCCCGCCGAAGAGGGACACCTGCGCGTCGCCGTACTCGGCGGCGAGCCGCATAAAGTTGTTGGCGGTCCGCTGGGAAAAGCTCACCTCCTCCTGCAGCCACTTGCCCCACTCCCCGTGTGGCAGCAGCTCCTTGGCCTCGGTCAGCCGCCTCCCGATCTCAATGGCGCCCGAGAGCGCCGTCTGCTCCACCTGCCGGCGGATCATCCAGATCTCCGTGGTGACGGTCTGGATGTCCCGCACTGTGACCAGCTCGCTCATGCGATCCTCCTTTTCCGCTTTTTGTGTTTGTTGTTTGTCTGTTTGTCTCTCTGTGCAGCCGCCCAGGGCGCCAGCACCTCACGCTCCCACCGGTCGCAGAATTCCCGGACGTCCTTCGGCACGCTCCGGAGGAGGCCGCGGTCCGTCCACTCGTTGCGGTAGCCGTGCAGCTGCACCTCCTTCGGCTCGTCCCAGTCCATGCGGATATCCAGGGTGTAGTAGCTCCGCTCCGGACGGCGGGCGCGGCGCACGAAGAAGATGACGTCCGTCTCCCGTGCGTGCTTTTGGTGGTAGCCGCCCACGCAGTGGTGGAGTACCTCGCCCTCCCGGGTCAGCTCCTCCGGCGCCGCCGCCACCCGGATGCAGAGGTCCCCGTCCCGCCAGGCCAGCGGCGCGTATTTCTCGGCCAGCCGGGCGAAATCCGCGGCGTAGTGCGTCGCCCTCCGCTGCTTCCGCTCCTCGGCCAGCCGGTCGTGGGCCGCGCGCAGGTTTTTTGGCCAGAGCTCGTAGTCCGTCGGCTCCGCGTCCCGGTCCTCCAGCATGTCCCGGAGGTCAAAGAGCAGGCCTGCCTGGGCTTCCGCCAGCCCGTCCTCCCGGGCCGCCTGGCGGCGGAGATAGGGCAGCACCCGGCTGACGGGCAGCGCGTCCCCGTCCCCGACGCAGCGGTCCACGATCCGCTCCACGGTCCTCCAGCTCGTCTCCCGGGCCGCCGCGTCAAATTCCGTCGCCGTCACGTCCCAGTATGCTGCGGTGTACTCGCTCCAGAGTTTCAGCTGGTCGTACCCCCAGCGCCCGGTCAGCGCCTTGCAGCTTGCCTTGTCCATCCCCAGCATCTCGTGAGGCCGGGAGGCCTCCCAGTTGATGGCTATCATGGGCGGCGTCTCCGTCCGCCCGACCCGGACGTTGTTCGCCGCCTTGCGGTCCAGCTCGTCCTCCAGGATGCGTCCCCAGCCCCGCCGGGCCAGGTTCTCGGCGTTGGGGTGCCTGCGCCATAGGCCCAGGTAGGCCGCGCACCAGGTCCCGCCGCTGCGGACGTAGTCCTCGATGCCCGTCTTTTCCCCCGTCGTGCCCGTCAGGTCCGGCACACGGCCGAAGACCCGCGCCCCGATCTGCTGATGATTGCCTGCGTCCCAGCTGTAGTAGCGCAGCTCCTCCGGCGCGCGGAAGCGCCCGCAGAGCCGCCACGCCGGGGCCGGCTTCGCGCCGTACATCCCGCGGTATACGTGGGTGATCCGCCGGAGCCGCCCGTCCCGGTCCAGCACCACGGCCTCCCAGGGCCGGAGGCTCAGCTCATAATTGCCGTACTCGACCGCCGTCCGCCGCGCCATCCAGTAGAGGAGGACGAGCCGCCCGGCGATTGCTGTCACCTGACAGAGGAGCAGCTGCCAGGTCCGCCCGCCCCGCAGGCTCCCGGCGTGGACCAGCCGGACCTCTGCCCCGCAGTAGGGGCAGCTCAGCGCCTCGCCCTCGGCGATGTCGGCCACCGCCTCCAGCTCGTCCTTGTCCGGCACGCCTGGCCAAAGCTGTCCTGCATCGTCGCATAGGATCCGGATGCCCTTGATCTTCATCCCGCCCTGCTTTGCGCTGCCGTACCCGGCGATAAAGTCGTCGCCGCAGGCCGTGCAGCTGCACCGTGCGCCCCAGACGCGCCTGGCCTGCGCCCGCTCCGCCGCCTCCGGCGTGACGAGCGGCCAGCCCAGGTCCTCCGGGCAGAGCTCCACGCTCTCCCGGCGGAAGAGGCACAGCTCTCCGCCCAGCAGGTCCTCGTTGTGGAGGAAGGCCCAGTCCCGCAGCTCCTTCTCCGGCTCCTCCGGCAGAATTGCCAGGAGGTCTTTCAGATCGTCCATGGCCGCGCCCCCTCAGAGGAAAGCGGAGAGGTCCAGCATGCCCTCCGGGGCCGTGAACTTCGCCTCGTCCCGCTCCGGCTCCTGGGCCGCGCCCCGGGGCGGGAGGCCGTAGAAGCTGCGGAGGATGTCCTCCGCCTCGGCGGGCGTCACCACGCCGCAATTCCCGACCTTGTTTTTCTTCGCCGCCGCCGCGATCTGCTGCTCCGCGTCGGCAAGGCCCATGCCCTTCCCGGCAAGGTCCGCCAGGAGCAGGGGCGCAACGCCCGGCTCCGCCCGCACCATGTCCTTGAGCTGCTCGCCCACCATCCAGATGGCGCTCCTCGTCTTCGGCTGCTGTGCTTCAATGGCCGCGATGGCCGCCGTCTGCGCCGCCGTCATGCCTCGTCCTCCTCCAGCAGCCCCTCGAGGAGCGCCGCCGCCTCGGCCATGAGCCGCCCCATGCAGTCCAGGTTGACCAGGTTGTTCTCCCTGCAGTCGCTCATCCACAGCGGGCACTTGTCCCGGCACTCCGGCTGCTGGTGTGAGCAGGCCCGCAGGCCCCGGATGATCTCGTCGCGTGTCATATGTATCCTCCTTGTCGTGATGTTGGTGTGTTTTCCGCGCGTTACCGGACGCGCCCCGCCTGCTTCTCGGCCATGTACTTGCCGTAGCTCATGCCCAGGGCGTTGGCCCTGGCCGCGCAGATGGCGAGGTTCCGCTCCCCCTCGGCGGTGATCCCGGCCCGGATGTTGGAGTCGATGGCCGCCAGGACGTCGGCCTCCCTCCGGCCCTTCCGCCGCCGCGTGTTGGACCTGGTCGCCATGTCAGTGTCCCTCCGTCCGCTCGATGACGCGTCCCTGCTGGCGCTTGGCCCGGATGCTGCCGTTTCCGTCCATCCGGAGCGTCGCTTTGCAGATGCCCGTCACGGCCACCGCCGCCGAGGAGACGCTCCCTTCGATGATCCGGTCCGCCGCCGCCACGAGCAGCGCCTGGGCCTCCGGCGCCACCGGATCCAGGCCGTAGACCTCCCGGCAGCGCGCGCCGAACAGCTCCTCGATGAGTTCCCGGGCGTTCTCCCGCCGCCGCGCGTCCTCCCGGGCCTGGCGCGCGCCGATGCAGTCGCAGACCCGGGCCGCCGCATCCGCGGGCGTCTCGCCCTCCCGCCGGTCAACGGCCACCGCCTGGCCGCAGTAGGGGCATGCCCCGATGCCGCTGAGGATCAGCTCATTTTCCCTGTCCATATTTTCGGTCTCCCTTCCTGTTCTTTTTTAGTCCCTCCGCGGCCCGCCGCTCCGCGGCGGCGGTCGGCTCGTAAGCCTGCTTGGCTCGCTCCGCCGCGGCGTACCGGCGGCGCTTGTCCGCCTCGTAGTCCCGGTAGGCCCGGCATTCGGCGTGGCACCCGGCCCGCCGCTGCGGGCAGTCCTGGCGGCAGGGGTGCTCCTTCCACCGCCCGTACCGGGGCGTCATGCCTCGCCCTCCCTGGCCCGGACCGCCTCCGCCATCCGCTCCAGGAGCTTTACCCGCTGCTGGAGCGCGTGGCACTTGCGCTCCAGGGCCTGGGCGTAGAGCGTCACCGCCGTGTCGTGCTCCAGCACCTCCTGGAGCCCCAGCCCCTCCTGGGCCTCGTAATGGCTCTCCTTGCTCCCGCCCCGGATGCTCGTCACCAGGTACGCAATGGGCCGCACGCTGCTTTTCATGGTTCATCTTCTCCTTTTTTTGATTTTTTGTTGTATTTTCAGGCGCCAAGGCGGCGGCCCAGGCGGCGGACCCGCCGAAGGATTGCTCTCCCTCTCCCGCGGAGCGCTCCGGCCCAGAGGAGGCCGCCGGTCGCCGCGTCGATGACCTTTTCCGCGAGCCTGTGCTCCGCGGCGGTGACGTAGCAGATCCGGGTGTGGCTCCACCCGCCGCACCGCGTCGTGATCCGCATCCACCCGTCCCGGTAGATGTCGCCGCGGCGCTTCCTCTCCGGCCCCGCGCTGGCCCATGCCTTCATTGCTTCGTTCCATGCCATGTGTTTTATCTCCTTTCTTCTCCCAGCGCCGCGACCATGCGGCGCTCCCGCTCCGACAGCTCCCATACCGTTGCGGCAGCCCTCTCTGCGGCGGCCCTCTCTGCGGCGGCTCTCTCTGCGGCGGCCCTCTCTGCGGCGGCCCTCTCTGCGGCGGCCTTCTCTGCGGCGGCCCTCTCTGATAGAAGCAGCCCGCCGCCGAAAATTGCTTTTCCGGCCCCGGCCTGCGCGTCCAGCTTTCTGATCAGCATGCAGTCCTTTTTCGTCACCGCAAAGTCGATGCCGTACTTGCTGTACCTTTTCAGCATGGCGGCGGTCAGGACGTGTGGCGGATACTCGTATTTCGGCATCTGCTTGGTCTGCTTCGCGCGCTTCTGCGCGGCCTCGATGGCCCTGCGCAGCTCTGGCGCCGTCCTTGCGATGACGTCCCCGCCCAGGTTTGTAATAAAGGCGGTGTTTACAACCGCGCCGTTGGCGTAGGTGATATTTGCCTCGCAGACGATGTGCGTCGTCCGCATGACGACGTTGCGGCCGCCAAATGCCGTCAGCGACGGCGTAAAGAGGAAAAACCGGATGCCGTGCTGGAGGTAAAACTCGCAGATTTTTGTTAAGATCGAAAACGGCGGATTGTCCAGCACCGTGCAGCCGTCCGGGTACTCGTGCCACTCATAGTCTCCGCCCGGGTAAAACGGGCGGACGATCCTGGCGGGGTCGATGCCGTACTCCGCGCATGCCCAGTCCCGCACCGCGTCGTAGACCTCCGGCGGCGTGTAGCAGTCGTCCGTGGTCAGTTTGGGCTTGAATTTGTCCGTAAAGTCCTTGTATGCTGGGTTGTCGTCAAACAGGGACTGCTGCTCAAATTTGTCCATATCTCACTCCGGCAGCCGGGCCGATACCCCGACCCTGGCCTTGTCCTTGATCTGCATATAGTCCGCGCCCCAGGCGTTGGCCGCGTCCATGACGGCGTCCATCCGGCAGTAGGCCCGGCACTCGTGGGGCGCGTAGCCCTCGCACTCGACCCGCATTTTGAGGGTCCGCCGTTTGTTCCGGGCGTAGCGGAGCAGCTCCTTTGGCTGGGGCACCGTGACCTCGGCCCCCAGCTTGCGGCAGAGCCAGGGGTCCATCCCCAGCTCCTCCGCCGCCTGCTCCACGGCGTCCGCCTCGTCATAGGCCGGCACGATCACCGGCTCCTCCCCGGAGACGGTGACCCGGAACAGCATGGCGTACCGCCACCGCTCCAGCTGAGGCTCTTTCGTCCGCTTACCCATGGCGTTCCCTCCCAGGGGCCAGCGTCTCCATGCCCTGGCTCAGGGCCTCGCGCTCCAGCGCCCGGCCCGCCGCCTCCAGCGCGTGGATGGCGTCCCGATAGCTGAGCTCCGCGCCCCGCAGCTCCGCAATGAGCGCCTTCCCGACCTCGCAGAGCCATTCTCCGTAGTCCCGCGTCCTCATTTCCTTGTCCGGCAGCTTCATCCGCCGTCACCTCCTTTCCTCGCGCTTCATCGTGCGCCGGTCCCGGCGCAGATCGCCCGATCGATCTCATCCTTTGGGATGTGCAAGATTTTTGCGGCGGACCAGAGCTGCCCGACGGTCCATTTTTCCGGCGTCCTTTTGATCCTGTCCGCCAGCGTTGCAGGGCTCATCCTCATCTGCTTGGCTAGGTCCTCCTTTGTCATGTCCTCGACGCGCCTGTAGCGGTCGATGAGCTTTGAGATGTCGCGCATCCGGTCCGCCTCTAGCGTAAAGTGCGTCCTCGGCATCTTGGTCCTCCTTTCTGTCAGCTCGCGGCCTTGCCCTCGGCCTCGGCCATACCGGCCTTTTTCCCGGCCAGGTACCACTCCATAGCCGTCTTTACCTCCTGCTGCTTCTGCTCCGGCAGCTGCCGGAACAGCGGAAAGACCTTGTCCAAAAACTCGGTTTCCTGCTCAGTCAGTCTCATCATGTGTCCTCACCCCCCTTGCGGTTTTGGAAAGCGTTTGCTATTATTGGGATATGTCTGCTCGAAAGGTCGTGTTTGTGTGTCTGATGTTGATTTCTCGCGGATTCAGCTCACGCCGGAGGAGTTGGCCGCTTTTGACTCTCTGAGTGAGAGCCAGCCGGTCGAGGTCCCGCGCCGGGTCTGTGACGCTCTCCACCGCTACCGGCTGGTGCGCATCTCTGGTCCCTTCCGCGATGTTCCGCCGGATGGCCTCGTCTTGTGCTCTCTGTCACCCGATGGCGCCCGGTTCCACGCGCTGCGTTCAGCGGCGGCCGCAGAACTTGCAGAAAAGCGCCGCAAAGAGGAGGCTGAGCGCCAGCAGAGGGCCGCCGCAGACGAGGCCAAAGAGACCACACGTCTTAGAGAGCGCGGAGAGGATATTGCCCGCGACGAACGCCACCACAAGGAGCAGAAGATGGTAACGATCAGGACCACTGTGTTTTCCTGCATTGTGACCGGTGTGGTTTCGTTCCTCTCTGGCCTTGCCCTCGCGTATGCCCTGCATCTGTTCGGCCTCTAAGCTTGCCGCATGAGCGCTATGATTAGGAGCATCTCGATGATCTGCACTATCGCCATTCCTGCAATCAGGTTCAGGGTCCGCTTGAATTGTTTGCATGTCCATTCCGCCCCCTGGAAGTGGAAGTCTATTGCCCGTTTGGCCCGCTCTTCCACGGCGCGGAGCCTTGTTTCTTCCGCTGGTGTCATTTCCGTTCCCTCCTCGTTCGTCTCGGTTGTTTGATTTGTCATCCTGGTTGTATTATAGTGCAACTCAGTTGTTTTGTCAATAGTTATTTTATAAACTGAGTTGCTTTTTTTTATTGACTTTTCGCGTGGTATTTCGTATAATGTATTTACCAAGTAAAGGTGGTGATTTTAATGGATACAATCAACGCCCGCATTTCCGCTGCCGTAAAGGCTTCCGGGGTCTCCCAGGTGGAGCTCGCCCGGCGGATGGAGGTTACTCCGCAGTACGTCTCCAAGCTTTGTAAAACCGGCGCACCGTCTGACCGCACCATCGCCAGCTTTTGTAAAAACCTGAGCGTCAATGAGGTTTGGCTGCGTGATGGGGTTGGTCCGATGTTTGTGGAGCGCTCCCGTCGGGACGATCTCTTTGATTACGCCCGGCGCATCCTTGGCGGCGACCTGAGCGACACCGAGGCCGCGGTCCTCGCCGTTATGGCGGAGACCACGCCGGAGGAGTGGGAGCTTTTCGCCGCGAAGGTCCGCGCCATCGTGGACGGCCTCGACGCAAAAAAAGAGCAGGCAGACCCTTGACGGTCTGCCTGCTCTTTTATGTCCCGGCCCTATCCGGTCAGCGTCCGAGCGATCAGATACAGCTCCCGCAGCACCTCCAGCGGCGCATCCCGCAGGATTTGGCCCAGCCTCTCCACTAAAACCTCCCGTTCTTTCGTCAATTTCACCACTCCTTTCGGCTTGTTTTTGTACGTTTATACGATTTTTGCATCCGGGGGTTCCGCTCACGGGCGAATAGTGTTAAACTTTTTGTATAATCCAGCAAAATTTATATAAGGTGGTGCTTTTATGGCCCTCATCAACTGCCCCGAGTGTGGGAAAGAGGTCTCCGACAAGGCCCCTGCGTGTCCGAATTGCGGCTATCGTATCAACCCGATAGACTTCTCCGCCCTCCAGGACCCGCCCCGGCCAGCAGCTCCGGCAGCCCCGCCTCCCGCTTCGCCCGCTCCGACCGATTCGCCCAAGCCCGCGCCGAAGAAGTGCGCAGACTGGAAGACAATTGCCGCCGCCGCAGTTCTCGCCGTCGCTCTCATCGCAATCGCTGTCGTGCTCATCGTCCAAAAGCGCGACCGCGACTATGCCGAGGCTCTGCATCAGGCGCGGGTGGATATGCTGCTCAGCGCTTCGGACGCCGCTTCCGTGTCCGACATGATTTATTCCGTCTGGAGCAATGCCATTTATGAGGAGTACGACACCGCCACCGACCCATATACCCGCCCAAATGGCTCTTGGCGTGATTTTAACGACGCGCTCTCTGCCTACTTTGACAGCGCCGAATATCAGTTTGCGCGGGACGGCTTGGTCAAGGACCTTGACAGCGCCCGCATTGCCGTCAATGATCTCAAAAACCCGCCCAAGGCCTACGCCGAGGAGTACGATGTCCTCCGCGATATGTACTCCTCTTATTCGACGTTTTTGCGGTTCGCCACCGACCCGGACGGCTCCCTTACGACATACGGCGACGGGCGTAATGCCGCGTTTCATTCCTTTATGGACGATTACGACGAACTGAAGCTCCTTCTTCCTCCGGAGGATTTCACCTCCGATGATTGATCTTTTGTGATATCAGCATAACCCCTGCGGGGTTTGCGTGTCAATTGCGGGATTGCCTGCGGTGCCTGCGGGTTTTCCGCAGGCCCCGCTGCTCTAAATTATGGACGGGAGGATGATTGTGCACGATGTATAATTACATGGACGCAAAGCGCAAAAGTGGCATGTCCTGGGCCGATCTGGAGGAGGCGACCGGCGTCCCGGCCTCGACGCTGCGGGACCACATGGGCGGCGGCGTCAAATCTCCGGATCAGGATATCCTCGATGCGGCCCGCTCCGCTATGGACCCGCAGGGCGCTCCGCAGGCCCCGCAAGGTCCGCATGGCATTCCGCAGGCCCCGCAGGATATCCCGCAGGGCGTCGAGATGGTCCCCGCCTCCACGCTGGCCGTCGCCCAGGAGCTGTACGAGCGCCAGCTCTCCCATCTCAAAGCCGAGCTGGCCGAATTGAAGGCCCGGAATAAGCGCCTCACCGTCGCCCTGGCCGTGTGCGTTATTTTTTTTACGCTTTTGATGGCCTTTGACATTCTGAACCGCGACGCCGGCTGGTTCCGCGACGCCCTCGGCTTCGGCCTGGACGCCGCCCATCCCGCCGTCTGGCTGATCGGCGGTGGCTTATGAAGACACCGACCGCCCGGAAGCTCCCCTCCGGGTCCTGGTACTGCCGCGTCCGCGTGGGCGGTGAGGACGTCTCCATCACCGCCCCCACGGAAAAAGCTGCCCTGGCCGAGGCTATGGCAGTCAAAGCGGGGATCAAGCGCGCGGCGCGGGAGCCGAGCCGCAAGCTGTTGGCCACCGCCTACGCCGAGTACATCGAGGCGAAATCTCACATCCTGTCTCCGTCGACGATTGCCGGTTACCGCAGGCTCTCCCGCAACACCTATCAGGGGATCATGGGCTTGCCGCTCTTCCGCGTCACGCAGCAGGTCGTGCAGGTCGAGACCAACCGGATGGCGGCCACCGCCAGCCCCAAGTATGTCCGCAACGCTCACGGGCTGCTGTCCGCCGTCCTCCATTACGCCGGCCTGCGCGACGATCTCGCCACGACACTGCCGCAAAAACGCAAGGCGGAGATCGTTGTGCCCGATACCGATACGCAGGCCGCGATCCTAATGGCCGCCCGAGGGACAGAGATTGAGCTCCCGGTCAACCTCGCAATGACCATGGGACTTCGGATGTCCGAGGTGCGCGGGCTCCGCATGTGTCATGCCCGCGGGTCCCGGCTGCATATAGCTCAGGCGATCGTCGATGCGGAGGACGGGACCCCAGTAGCAAAGCCACCCAAGACATTCAGCGGCGATCGCTGGCTCACGATGACGCGCCGCGTCAAGGAGCTCATCGACGCGATGCCATCTGACACGGATTATCTCGTGCACCTATCCGGGCAGGCGATATACAAGCGTTTTGAGCGGATGCTGAGTAAGGCCGGCATCCCGCATATGCGTTTCCATGACCTCCGCCATGCCTATGCGTCGACAATGCTCATGCTCGGTGTCCCTAACAAGTATATCGTTGATCGTATGGGGCACGCATCAGACCGCATGGTCCAGCTGGTTTATCAGCACGTGATGGGGGAGATGCAGACCCGTGTTGACGAGCAGGCCGCCTCGTTTTACGATTCGCTCGCCCCCAAAAATGGCGACGGAAATGACAACGAGTAGGGGAGAGCGCCGGAAATAAAAGCGTTTTCAGCATTTGCTCAGGGGTTCGACTCCCCTCGCCTCCACCATAAGGATTCACCGAGCATTCTTTGGATGTTCGGTGTTTTTCTGTATTTATCCGAATTTCAAAAACATTTCCGTCGTCTTCTGCAAATTCGTCTATGCATATTCTATTGTTTTTTCGTCTGCTTTTTGCGATGCGCCCCAAAAAACGGCGATAAAAATGGCGACAAAAGCGGCGACGCGGTGGCGCGTTTCGCCCGGCCCTTGCGCATCAAGCTCGCGCGGACCTGACGGCAAAAAAGCAAGCCCCGCAGGCGTTCCCTGCGGGGCTGCTTTTGTTTTTTATGCGTGAGCAACCAGCGTCCAGGCACCGGATACGCTGCCATCGTTGTCGATCCACTCGCGCTCCTCGTCGCCGCGGCGGCAGCGGAAGATTTCGCCGGTGAATACGTTGGCCTTGTAAGTGTATGTGCCGTGGTTGGTGGCGGCTCCGTAGATGGCGTTGTTCATGATCTTGCTGATAAACTCTTTCTTCATTTTCTTTTATCCTTTCTCTCCAGCGGGGCCGGGCGGCTTTTGTTTTGCTTTATCTTATGGTTCTATTATATACGCATTGCGTGTATTTGTCAAGAGCAAAATGTAAATTTTGCAAACTTTTTTGGCGCAGTGACAAAAAGGCAGCCGCCCGCGTTTGCGGTCGGCCGCCTTGTGAATCAGTCTTTACCTTGAGTTTGGCCCGCGTCTTTTGCTCGCGCCTTGTCTTTTAGCGCTTTATTTCGGGCGGCGACCGCCTCCTCTATTGTATCATATATCCCGATGTACTCTCCGTGGATCGTCACCTGCCATCTCCCGGTCTGGGGGTGGCGGTGTACCCACTGCATGCCGGAGGCGGCGCGCGGAGATGCCTGCAGCAGCTCGCTTTTTGCCCGGTACGCCTCCTCCTTGGTGGTATATGATCCGATATATGCGCCCTTATGGAGTACCATCCACGGGCGATCTCGGTTTGTCGCGACCCAGTAGACGCCCGGCATGCCGGCGCGCTGCCGTCTCGTGCTGTGCTTGCAGGAGGAGGCTCTGGCCCGCTGCTGCCTGCGGCGTTTTTGCTCCTCGGCGCAAGCGGGGGAGCAGGTGACGGCGGTGCTTCCGCGCGGGACGATCCCGCCGCAGATGACGCAGGGCTTGAGCACCATGTCCCGCAGTTCCTGCCGCTGCTCTTTATGGTCGGCGTTGTATGCGCGAGATGCGGCGTTATCCTTTGCCCGGACGGCTCCCTCGGCGCACGCCGGGCAGTAGCGCTGCAACCCGGATTTTACGATGTATTCCGCCCCGCACACCTCGCAGTTGTCGATGCTCCCGAGTCGCCGTTTTGCACCGTTGCGCTTATGCGCCCTGTTTTGCTCTCTCGTCCTCTCTGCCCGGCAGTCCGGGCAATACCACGCGCGTGGACCGCCAGGAAACGTCCTGCCGCACTGGCGGCAGGTGCGCTGCCGGATCGTCGAGGACTTTTGAGCCGCGAGGCAGGTCGGGCAGAGAGACTCCTGCTCCTTGTCCGACGGAAACGTCACGCCACAGGCGCGGCAGAGCCGGAGCCTCATCTATCAGCCTCCGGCCGGCGGAAGATGCCGAAGCTCTCCGCAATCAGGAGACGGAGGTAGCCCGGGCAGGCGCGAGTGCCGAGCTCCCAGTCCTGTACCGTGCGGTACGGGATGCAGAGGTGCTCCGCAAAGGCAGTGCGGGAGAGGCCGGAGACGGTCCGGATATCCTTGATGCTCATGTGCGCAGCATCCCAGATGCTGCCGAGGGTGTCCAGGCGGTCCGCCGGGACCTCCGCGTCCTCGGCGTCTCCCCAAATCGAGGAGAGCGCCAGGTCGGAGACATAGGAGTCGCGGTCGGCATAAGCGCCGGAGAGGGCTTCGGCCCAGGCGGCGGCGAAGATTTTATCCGTCATGGCGTGTCCTCCCCTTTATCTCTGCTTGCGCCAGATGATGTAATCACTTGCGCTCATGATCCGATACCCTCCGCAGACCTTGACAACCACATCGTCTCCGGTCGCGTCCTTTTTCGCGTAATACCGGGAGGTGTACAGTCCGGTTTCGGGGTCGATGCCTTTCATGATTTCTTCCATTGTTCAGATTCCTTTCTTTTTTTCCTCCGGCGTTGGCTGGGCTTTTGACGTTGGTCTCCCTTACTGATCTTTGCGCTTGCACCAGACCTTGATCGTCTTGGTCTCGCCGTTGTAGCTGCCCGGGACGGTCTTGCAGTCGGAGTAGTCGCGCTTGTAGTCGCGGTAGAGCATTTCGACGCATTCGAGGCCTTGCTTTTCCGCCGCGACCGTCATCTCGATGCGCTTCTGCTCGGCGTAGCAGTCCGGGCAGACGCCGAACTCCTCATACCACTTGATCTTACGCTCACGGTCGGCGGACTTGCCAAAAAGCTCCACCGTATGGGTGTGGCCGCAGGAAAATCTCACGTCGTATTTCATGGTTACCGCCCTTTCTCGTCTCGCCGGTGGCTTTTGTTTTGCTTTATCTTATGGTTCTATTATATACGCATTGCGTGTATTTGTCAAGAGCAAAATGCAGATTTGCAAAACTTTTTTTGCGCACGATGGCAAAAAAAGACGGCCGCCCGCGTTTGCGGGTGGCCGCTTGTGAATCACTCTTTGTCGGGAGGATGGTCTGCATCCGTGCTCACGCTCTCCCTCTTTTTTAGCACCTCAATTGCGCTAGTGATGGCCTTGGGAATCGGTACGCCCATAAGTCCCGCGTTCTCCGTGATCGATAGCAGCTCGTTGGCACAGAATGCAATAATAACCGCATCCCGGATGTACGTTGTGCCGAGCAGCATGTCCAGTCTGCATGCAATAAGGACGATCAGCAGGATCATGCCCTTGCGGATGAGGCCTTTCCAGCTGGCCCCGGACTCCAGCCGCCCGGTTTTGCTCTTGCCGGATTTGTGAAACACCCCGGCGACGATCAGCCCGGAGGCGTAGTCGATGGCCATAAACACGATCAGTGTTGTGAGGCCGCTTGTCCAGCCGCCGAGTGCGGTCGAAATAGCCGCGCCCAGCGCTCCGATGATTGCCATGATTGTATGTTTCATTTGTCCCTCCTTATGTTTTGGCCTCGGTGTATACGAGGCAAATCCACCCGTTCCGCCGGTCCGCGTATGCTTTCAGCAGGCCCCAGCCGTCCTGCTCCTCGACGATGGTGTATGCGCCGCCGTAGGCCAGCGTTTTGACCACGTCATACCCCGTCCCGGGGCCGCTGCGGACGTTGAGGCCGCTCTGTGCCTTGATGCGGACCAGCCTGCCGGTCCTGCCCGCCGCGGTCCCTGCGGCCTCCAGCGCCGCCCAGGTGAGCCTGCCGCAGATGCCGTCGGCGCTCAGGCCGGACTTGGCCTGGAATGCCCGGACGATGCTGTCCGTGTAGTCGCCAAAGATGCCGTCCGCGCCCCAGGGCGAGAAGTTGTAGCCCGCCCGGATGAGGAGCTGCTGCATCCTCACCACGGCCTCGCCGGAGCTGCCCCTGGAGAGCGTGGGGTGCTCGTCCGCCGGGGCCGGGCTTGCGCCGCCCAGCTCCGCCGCCACGTCCCGCCGGAGCTTGGCAAGATCGATGCCCAGGCCCAGGCCGTCCCAGAGGTGCTGCGGGTCCACGTGGTCCGTGTTGCTGAGGCCCCGCCTGGTCACGTCGTAGTGGGTCTCGATGCACGTGTAGGGGTCCCAGCCGTACCTCCGGCAGAGCTGCGCCAGGAGCCACACGGCGTTTTTGTAGGTCCGGAGCGTGTAGCTCCGCGCCGCCTCCAGGTCCCCGACGGTGAACCGCGCCCCGCTGGTGTAGGTGATCTCCCGCGGCTCGCCCATCTCAATGCCGAGCCACTTGTCGTTGCCCGGCCCGCCGACGTGGAAGCACTTGCGGTCGTCCGGCATACAGTGCAGCACCCGCTGATCGTCCACCATGTAGTGGACCACGTACTTGGATTTATCGTCCTGCCACCATTGCCGCAGCACCCGCGCGTCCGGCTGCGGCGTGCCGATGGAGTGCAGCACCACGCCCCGCGGTGTGAGCCTTTGGTTTGCCCTGTACCGGCTGTTCCCAGTACAAATTGCTTCTGTAATCTGCATGGCTTGTCCCTCCTTATGCGTTCAGGGCGGCCCGGACGGCCTCCCGGTATTTTGCAGGCACCTGAGCCAGGGTGATGCGCCCCAGCCGCACCTGCAAGACCAAAAACTGTACCATTTACTCCGTGCCTCCCATCACAAGCTCCAGCATCGCCGCCTCCAGCGCCTCCAGCCGCTCCTCCGCCGTCGGCTCCGGCGCAGGCTGCGCGGCCAGCATGGCGTTGTATTCCGCCTCTTCTTCCGGGGTCATGTCCCGGATGGTCCCGTTGTCGCTGATCCTCAATTTGCTCACCCCATTTTGTAAATGTTGACGGTTGTCCCGCTGATGATGTTGACGCCGGATGTTGCGGAGTAGATGTATATTTTGTTTGCTTTGTACGCGCTATTTGTTGGGACGTTTTGCGAGTTTTGCGTCCGGTCGGACACCGAGTGAATCGTCCCCCCAAACACAAAAAATGTCCACCTGGATTGTAAGGTCGAGTACTTTTGTTGTCCGGTGACCGTCCCCACTATCATCCCGGTATATGTGTTCCCCTCCGACCCGATCTTGACGTTTACAATAGGCGTTGTAACGTTGGCGGTCAAATCGGCATTATTGATGACGATCGTCTCGCAAAAATACAGCTTTCCCGGCTCGATCGTCAGGTCATTTATTGCCGACATGGTCGTCCCGTCCGCAGTCCAGGTATACACCAGCTCGATGCCGCTTGAGCCTCCGCCGCCCCCCGGCGCGGTCCACAGCTTGCCGTCTGCGTCCTTGCCCACGGCTTGGGTCATGGCGTCCGTCTTGGCCTCCGGGTGCGGGAGAGCGTCCCACACGGCCTTTGCGCTGGGGTACTGCGTATTGGTAGAGCTTGCGGAGAGGGCGGTCGTTTTGTTTGCCGCATCCTTCGGCGTGTAGCCCAGCGCCGTGACGATGCTGTCCTTTGTGACGGAGCCGCCTCCTCCACCTCCGGATGCTGCTGCCTCATTGATGGCCGCGACAAGGTTATTTTTTGCAGTCGTTGTCAGGTCGTCCAGGTCGCCGATCTCGTCGCGGATCGTCTGCCAGCTTTGCACCTCGGTCGGCGTATAGACGTAATCGTCCGGCTTTGGCCGGGCCTGCACGTTAAGCCGGGCAGCGTATTTGGTGTAGCTCGCGCCGTCGGCCTCCGTCACATAGGCGTATACCATCAGCGCCCCGGACCGGAGGAGCATCTGGTTTGGCACGTCCGCCACGTTGGCCCCGCTCACAGATTTCACAGCGGTGCTCAGTGTTTGGGTATCGCTGTATGCAAACTGTACTTTTGTGCCTGCCTGGAGGCCGGCACAGTCGATTTGTCGGCCCGTGTCCCACTGCCACAACTCAGTGCTGCCGATAAGCTCAAACATATTGTCCTCCTCTCTCATTTCCAGCGCCCGCGGGCGTATATTTTGACGGCAGCGTTGATAAACGCGCTCGTCGGTCGTACCAGCGCGACCTGCCCGCAGTTTGTTTTTGATCCCGCGCTGTATCCGGCAGGCCAGCACCCCGTCGTCGAGTTGAGGATCACGCTGATCTGCACGTTTGGATTGTCCACAAACTCGATCGGGTAGTCCGGCATATCGCACTCCAGTGCAAACAGGCTGCCCCACGCGGTCGCGGTCGTCCCTGTGCACGTCTGGCTCCCCCAACACTCATAGACGCCATCCCCCCATTTGCGATAGGACCAGATGCCGGACGTTCCGGTTTCGTTTTGTGCATTTAGTGCCACGTCCCCGGCGCCGTCCGGAGTGACCCCGTCCACGGATTTTACAGCAGAGGCCAGCGTTGAGGCTGCCTCTTCTGCGCTTGCCGCTGCGGCCGTTGCAGAGGCGGCGGCGGCGTTTTTGTACTCCAGCGCCTTGGCGATTTGCGCCGTCAGGGTGTTGTAGTAGTCCGTGGACTGGATAGCCGAGTCGGGGAGTGCGCTGGGCTTTACGACGAGCGTCCAGCCAAAGGACGTGAGCTTTGCGCCGGCCGCCGTGTAAAAATTGATCTCCATCGCCACCTCGCCGGGCACGGTGAGGACCTGCTCCGCTAGGTACATTTTGACCGTCGCGCCGCTCAGGGCGATGGCGTCCGTGCCGTCCTCGGCGGTATCGTAAAATCCGGCGGTTCCGTCCGGCTTTTTGAAGCGGATGGCCCCGGCGACTCCCTCCGGCGGCGTCCATGCCGCGGCGCCGCAGGCCAGTGATGCCACGATATACCGGCTGAGCTTGTCGTTTTGCTTTGCGTACACCCTTTGCAGAGTGTTTGGACTGTCCATGCGCAGGATAATCGGGGTGATTGCCTGCATGCTCATTTTGCGTCCCTCCTTATTTGCTTACCAGCACATAGCCGCCAAAGTCGGTGCTCTGGACCCACTGGACCTTTTTGCCCGCGATCCACACCTCGGAGCCGTAGACCCGCGTTGCGCTGTCCAGGTGTCCCACGCCGGTCCCCTCCGCGCCCCCGATGGAGGCGGTGCTCCCGTCTTGGCCTCTTACCTCGATGCCCGCGCCGGTATCTGCGATCCATCCGCCGAGAACTCCGTCAATGTAAAATTTGATGGTCGGCCCGGCAATCTCCACTTTTGCGGTTTTCCCGTTTGGCAGGGTCCCCTCCGTGGAGATCGTGCCGTCTTGCAGGTTAAATTTAACCGTTCCGTCCGCCGAGGCCAGCGTCCCGGACTTGATTACATCGGCCACAAAGGACCCGTCATCCAGGGCCGCCAGGGTGTAGGGGCCGTTATAGCCGCTGCTGCTGTGGCCGAGGCCGGACTTGTTCCAGCGCCAGACGCTGACGGCGTCCTCGATGCGCGGGGCGTCCATGACGAGTATCTCGTCCGGGTATTTCCCGCCGCTGGAGGAGTTGAGGACGACGTAGCCGCCGACGTTGCCGACGATCTTGCCGGTGGCGATGTTGACGGCCTCCTGCACCGTGCGCGGGGCGGTCGCTACGTAGTTTTGACTGTCGATGACGGCGTCCACAAAGGTGTAGCGCGGCGTCCCGATCTCAAGCTCGTTATATTGGCCCGTCAGGAGGTTGTATTCGGCGGCGATGACCTCCGCGGAGGTCTTGACGCCCAGCTCCGCAAAGTAGATGTGGACGGTGTCGCAGAGCTTGATGACGTCGGCCCCGGATATCACCTGCGGCGTAACGTCCAGCGTCACCGCCGGGACGCCGATCTTATTCGCCCCGATGTAGGTCTGGCACCGGCCCCGGAGCTGGGCCTCGGTCGGCGGCGTCTCAAAGTCGGCGGAAAAATCCTGGACCTTGACGCGGCTGAAGGAGTATGTTCCGCCGGCGGATACGGTCTTTTCCGGCAGTGTCACGAGGACGCCGTCCGTGCCGAGCCAGTAGGGATAGACCGCGGTATACATCGACTCGATGTTTTGCTCCTGCTCCAGCGTGGCGATGTTTTTGCCGTACCGGAGTGCCGCGCCGCGGTCCTCGCCCCTGGACGCGTGGAGAATGGCCCTCCATCGGTCAAACTCCCACTCTCCGCCGTATGTGTCCAGCACGCTGCCCTCATGGCCGCCCAGGAGCGCCCGGCAGGACGTCGGGACCGCGTTGGTCATGGTGGCCACGGTCTGCTTGTCCGTTTCAAACGTAAACGGGGTGTCGGCGATCTGCTTTGCCTTGAGCTGCTGCATGGCCGCCGGCGCATTGGCGGCAGTGAACGCCTCGCAGGGCGTCCCGGACAGGTCATAGCTCACATGCGGCGCGTAAATCTCGATCTCCCGCTCCGACGTTTTGACGATCTGCTGTACCCGGAACGGCTGCGGCTGGTCGTATGGGTTTGGCCGCGCGAGGATGATGCTCCGGGATGCGATGTCCTCCGCGTGGAGGCCGTCCGCCCGGTACGTCATCTCAAGGTAATACTCTCCGTTGCGTTCCTCCCGGACGATGCAGCTCAGCGCGTCCGGGAGAAAGCCGAGGCCGTTGTCCGCAAAGGCAATCTCGCCCGCTCCGTAGAGGCGGGGATATTTGATCTGGTCGCTCATACTGTCCTCCATCTCGGCGTGATCCGGATTTCCGTCACGCCGCCGGTGCATGTGATCTGGTTTCCGCCCGGCGCCAGGACGGGGAAGATCTCCGCCGTGAGCTTGCTGTTGAGGTTGGCCCCGTCCGGCCCTGCGGCGTCCATGGATTCGCAATCGATTTCGATTTTGCCTGTCATGTCCGCGATCTCGATGGTGGTGTCGTTGACGGTCAGTGCGCCCGCTCCGCTCATGGTCAGCTCGATCAGCGGCAGGGCGTCAAACTGCGTCGGGTTGACGATCCATCCGCCGCCGGAGAGGTCCGCTGGGTAATCCCCGCTTTTCAACCGCCGGTATGGGAGGCAATCAAACTTGAGCGTTGCCCGGCCAAAGGAGCCCAGCGTATTGGCCACCTCCAGCGGCCCGGCGAACATGGCCAGTCGGTAGGTGTCCGGCGTGTAGCTGTCCTCCAGCCGCACATAGCCCCGCGGGCCCATGAGCCACTCGGCGACCAGCGCCGCGTACTCCTGCACCATGCCGGGATCGGCGGACAGATAGACGGCATACTCCTGGTCGTAGTTGTCCAGCTCCCCGCGGTCGAGGACACCGTCCCCGCTCCGCCCGGGAATCTGATATTTCGTCAGCCGCCGCGTCGGTCCGGTCGGGTCCGGCGGGCGCTCGATGAAGAGGCGGAGGTCCGCGGAGCTGCGGCCGTCAAAAATAATTTGGCTCGTCATTTGTAAACCATCGACTTTCTGCTGTACGCGTTGTTGATCCCGTTTTTGGCGGCGTTGATGTCCAGCCGCCCGCCGTTGATTGCCATACTCGGGCTCACCGTGATTTGGATATCCGAGAGGGCCTGCCGGACCTGCTGGGCGAGGTTATGAGCCGAGTTTAGGACGTCCGGCGCAATGGCCGTCAGGCCGTTCCTGTAGGCCTCCATGTTCTCCCGGACCGTCTCGGAGTATTGGTCCGGATTTTTGAGCACATTGACGATCTCGTTGGCGTACTCGCCCGCGTCGCGGAGGATCTTATTTGTCTCCTCCTGGAGGGCGACCTCTGCGCCCTGCATGGTGCGCGCCATGTTTTCCTGCGCGTCCTTGCGGCGGTCAAAAGCCTTGATGATGGCCTTTGCGTCCTCCTCGGTGCCGTTGGCCAGCGTCTCCAGGATGGCGGCGCTCTCGGCGCTGCCGTCGTCGATTGAGGCCACCAGCTCCCGCATCCCGTCGATGGGGCGGGCGAGGGCTGCGGCCATGTTGGCCGCGTACTGGTCCGAGTACTCCGCCTGCTTTTGCCAGTTGGCGACGATCTCATTTACCGTCATCTCGGACTCGGCGTTAAACTCCTTCCAGAGGTCCTGCTGGCCCTGGATGCTGGAGAGCGCATTCTCATACGCCGCCTGATACTGCTCGCCGATCTCGGCGAGCTTGGCAATGTAGTTTGTCGCCTCCTCGCTCACCGCGGAGATGGCCCCCGCCTGTGCGTCGGCGCTCTCCTCGACGGCGTATCCGTTCTCGGCGAGCTCCGTCTGGCGCTCATTGAGGGCGGCCTCCTGTGTGTCCAGCTCCCCGATTGCTTTTTCCAGTTCATAAACAGTCTTTGTGCGCTGTCCGTCTGCTGCGTTGGCATATGCGCTGTTTGTCGCTGCGAGGCCGGACATGGACGCGCCGTCTTTCATGCTTGTGTTCAGCTCATCCTGGGCCTCTTTCAGCAGTTTGTCCAGCTCATATCTTTTTTGTTCTATTTCCCGGATCGCATTTTGATTTTTGATGTACTCGTCGTATCCGGATGCTGCCGCGATGAAGTCCCGAATTGCCTCGGCACTCAGATTGACAGCCCCCGTGTTCTCGTCGATCTGAAGATTTAGCCCGGGGAACTGATTGTTCAGACGCTGGACCTTGTATCTAAAGTCATCCCAGGCCGGAGTCCCAGCTTTTACCTTTCCGCTCAGGTCGAGAATTTCGTCCGCCAGGTCGTAGGCCTCTTTTTTTGTCTTCTTTGCCTCCGGTTCAATCTGCCCCACGCTTTCGGCAAAGGCCGACGCGCTTCTCGCCGCCTTTTGATATTCGTCCGGACTGAGCGCCGTCGTGAGGGCCCCGACGGCAATAGTTGCACCCTTTAGAATTGGAATGAGTAGCGAGAGGATTGGCGTTCCAACGGTTGCCTCAAACTGTTTCCAGGCCTCGTTGAGGTTGCCCTGGACGTTTTCCCAGGCGTCCGCCTCGCGGGCAGCCTGGCCCATTGCCCCGGAGAGCTTTGCCGCGTCCTCGACCGTCTGGAGGAGGACGCTCTGCTTTTGCACCTCGGTGAGGTTTTTAAACTCGGTGCCAAACATTTCCGCCGCCTTGGCGTTGCGAGTGTACTCCGTGGAGGATATGCCGAGGGCGGCGTCGTTGGCGTAGTTTCCCTTTAGGAACGAGAGCAGGCTTTCCGTGGTGTCCTCGACGCTCTTGTCGTAGTAGGCGGCCAGGTCCGCCGCCGTGGTCAGCGCCCGCTCCATCATGCCCAGCGCCTCGACGCTGTCTCCGCCGGACGCCTTGTTAAAGGCGTAGATCTGCATCCCGGCCTGCTTTAGACGCTCGGCCATGATGCCGGTGCTCTGCGACACACGGTCAATGGCCTCGTTTGCCGTTCCCTCCAGGCCCCCAAAGGTCTGGGACCAGCTGGAATTCAGCGCCTTCACCTGTGCGGCAGCCTCTACGGATTCTTTTGCAAATTTTTTCAGCCCTTCCCGCAGCGCGTCGAGCGCCTCTTTTGCGATGTCCGCCAGCAAGCCGCCCTTGAACACCGTCGCAAGGTCCAGCGCTGACCCTCCTGCGTCGTCCATTCCGTCCGATACGTCATCTGCGCTTTCACCCATTCTCTCAAGGGCGTTTCTTGTGTCGTTCAGCTCGGCCTTTGCCTCGTTTAGGCGCTGCTGGTAGCTCTGCACCTCATAGGAGCCCGCTCCGTAGCTCTGCTGTGCCTTTGCAAGCTGCTTTTCCAGCTCTGCAACGGCCTGCTCCTGCGCGGTGATCTTCCGCGCGAGGACGTCGGACGTCTTCGCGCTTTTTTCCTCTTTGGAGGTGTTTTTATCAAAGCTGCTGGTAAGCAGCCTCATCTCGCTGTCCAGGGCCTTGGTCTGTGCGATGATGTCCCGCATCGCCCGGCGGTATTCGGCCTCCCCGTCTACCTTGATCTTTGGCCCGATGTTGATCGACACTTACTGCACCCCCATCCATTCGAGCGGTTCCATGCTCTTTTCCTCCGGTTCTGGCTCCGCCCCGCCATAAATGGCAAGGCAGGAGATCAAGTCCAGCATCTGCCCGTATATGGTGCCGTTGATCTCCTGCCTGCTCATGCCCATCTGGTGGCCGTAAAACACCAGCCAGGCATGATTCAGCTTTATGGCGGGGCGCTTACTGCTTTTTTTCTTTTACCCTGCGTTTGAGCCCTTCCCCCACGGCCTTCAACGCCGCGGAAAACTCGTCTGAAAACGTGTCGGCATCGAGGCTCAGATAGTGGTCCACAGACCGGCCCCTGGCGTCCTCGCCGGTCTCCGCCCGCGTCTTTGCGGCGGCTCCGGCAGAGAGGGCAGCCATGATCTCAGCCCGGCGGACGGTCCGCTCCTCGGTGTTCCCGTCGTTGAGCTTGTTCATGTCGAACTCGCCGCCGAGAATGTCCGTGATCCTCGCCATGGCGAGCACAGTGAGCGCATATTCCATGTTTCTTCCTCCCGCCTGTGTTAAGACGCCTTGCCGAGGAACTTCTCCAGGACGGCCACAGCGGCCGCCTCAGTGGTCTGCTCGTCAAAGACAAATTTCCAGTTTTTGTCGGCGCCGTCGTCCAGGGCCATGGTGCCGGTGAGCGTCGTGGTCTGGTAGCTCATCTCCTCGCCCTGGGTCTCCCGGCTCGTATTCGGCGCGGAAAACCGCACCTTTGTCAGGACGACCGGAACGAAGCTCTCCGCGCCGTCCTGCTGGAATCGGACGATAAAGCCGACGCCGAGGTACGGGTAGCTTGCCTGCTCGCCGTAGCCCTGGTATTTCACCGTCGTGGAGCCTGCCATGGTCAGCGTCTTTTCCTCGGGCAGGCCATAGATTTTCTTGGCGATGCCGGGGAGGGGGTCGTCGTTGGTGAGCGTCACAGTGCCCGAGACAAATTTGCCGGGGGAGGTCTCCTGTGCCGAGTTGTCGGCATAAAAGGATGTACCGCTCGACGTGGTCAGCGAGATATCCACGCTGACGCCGCGGGCGATGATAAATGGGTCTGTGTAGGTCACCGTGCCGGCCGAGGCGGCGTAGCTTGCCGCCATGGGGTGGCTGTAACCGGTGCAGACTCTTCCGTTTGCCATATGGTTTCAGTCCTTTCTCAATCCGAGATTTTTTTAAGGTCTTTGTCAAACTGCTGCTGCATCGCCTTTTCGGCGCGCGCTTTTGAGTTTCTGGCAGCGCGGTCCGCAAAATGGGTGGCCGCGCGGAAGCTGGATCCCGTGTTGACCGACCGTGCGATCATGGCGTTGGGCTGGCCGCCGGGGTATTTTTTGGTATGCACGCTGTTGTATCCGTCAAAGCCGATCTTGATGTCATGCACGCCGTCCCGGCTCCGCATCTTGGCGATACCGAGGCCCTGGAGCAGGCCGCGCTTTTGTTCTGAGGTGATGCCCGCCAGCTTGCGCTCCGAGGTGCCTCGGACATTTGGTGCCACGACCGGCAGCGCCTCGACCTCGCGCCGGAACTCATCCGCCACGACCTTGCCGCCCTCATAGAGCGCCCGGCCGATCATGGGGACGGTGTCCTTGTCCAGCTTGCTGAGCATCTCCTCGTACTCCTTGAGGCCCTGCATGCGTAATGTTGCCATTACAACACCCACCTCCAGCTGTAGTGGATGAGGTTTGTCTCCTCCTCGTACTGCACGCTGTCCAGTGCAAGCCAGATGCCGGAGACTGTCGCCTCGGCCTGGATCGCGTCGATGGTCGCGTCGTACTCGTCCTTGGTGTAGTAGTCCGCCGTGCCGGTAAAGCGCTGCTCCTTGACGGTGAGATCGGCGTCCCAGTTTTCTGCGCCGTCCTCTGCCCAGATGAGATAGGGCGGCTCCATCTTCGGCCGCCGGTAGTGGTAGGCCTTGCAGACGTCCGCAAACATGGCCCCCAGCGCTTTAAGCCTTGTCTGTGATATCATAGAGCGTGTCCAGCCTCCTTAGCGTCAGGTCCGTCACCTGTAAACCGTCATCGTCTAACAGGTGCTGCACGTTGTCGATCCGGTATTGCTCCCCGTCGATTTCGGCCACCATGCCGATGCGGGCGCCCGGCTCCCACCAGATGCGGACGAGCCGGTCCACCTGCTCATTGACGCCCTTTGCGGCGTACTGTCGGCCATAGCCGACAGCTCGGTCGCCGAAAAAGTGCTCCGTGGTCCGTGTGGCCTGCTCCCGCGGCATTTCGCCCGGCTCCGCCGTGTTGGCCACGGTGCAAAGCCAGAGCGTGCCGGTGTCCAGCGTCATCATGTGCCACCTGCCTTTTGCGCAAACAGCATCTGGTTGAGCGCGTATCGGAGCATCCGCGGCATGATCGGGTTGTCCTCGGCGCGCTTGCGAAACAGGTACGCCGCATACATCACGATCAGGTTGACGCTCTCCGGCGTGTCATCCAGCGCGATACCCTCGCGCTGGATGGCCGCCTTTGCCGTCTCGATCAGGCTGTCGAGGTAGGTGTCATAAGCCGCGGACGTGAGCGACAGGTTGAGCTTTACCAGGGTCCGGATGTCCGCGGCCGTCATCAGGACTTGGTGACGGTGATCGTGTACACCTTGACGGCGTTGCCGTTTTTGACGGTTACCACCATCGGCAGGCTGCCGGTTGCGTAGGTCGGAGTGGCGCCGTTGTTGAGGTTTTTGCCGTTGTAGGTGATGCCGATCCGGGCGTCGGCGTTGGCCGGGGTCGCCTCGATGGGCGCCGCGCTGGTGGGCGCGGTGGCGGTGTAGCTCAGCGTGCCCGCGTCAAAGGCGGGGGAGAGGGTCAGACCGGTGAGGCTCTGGAGGTCCGCGTCGTTTGCGGTGTCCGCCGAAAAGTCCATCGCCGTGGTGACGCTGTTGCCGTTGATGTTCATCGCCACAAACGCGCCGGGGATGATAGGCGCGCCGTCGCAGCGCTGCTTGCCGCGAAAGACGGTGTTGTCCGGGATAAACTGCACCTCGCGGCTGGACTCGATGACCATGCCGGAGCGCTCCGCGAAGAGGTACAGATCGCCGTAGCCGCCGATGATGTCGCCGTCCGGGATAAACTCCAGCACGTCGATGGGGCCGTTGATAATCGGCAGGGTGCCGAAGACGTTGGAGACGATGTCGCCCGAGGCCGTAAAGGTGATGACCTTTGAGCGCAGCAGCGCGTAGGTCTTGGAGTTCATCGCCCAAAACTGCTCGCCCCGGCTGTATCTGGTAAACGTGTTGCCGGCCGCGATCATGAGAGCCGCCCAGAACTCCGCGCCGGTCTTGGTGTTGTCCACCTTGACGATGTTGCTGGTGTGCAGGTCCGTCCAGGTGGGGGCGTTGGCGGGGTAATCCGCCGGCTTGCTGCTCTGCGCCAGGCGGGTGACGATGCCGAGGGGCATTTTGCTGGCCGCGCCCTTGCCGTAGAGGATCGCCTTATCGATGGCCAGACCGATGGACTCGGAGATCATCTCCACGATCCAGGAGGCGAGGTTGACGTCGTTATCCTCAAGGAGGGCATTGCACACCGCGATGTAGCCGGCCACCTTGTAGCCGTCGAGCGTGATCTGGTTAAACACAAAGGTCAGCTCATTGATCGCGCCGCACATCTCGGTCCACACGGCCTCCGGCACGGTGCCTGCGATGGTCTGGCGGGCCTCGCCGTTGACGTCGCGGACGCGGACCCGGTTGAGCAGCTTGCTGTAGCGGTACATATTTTCCGCGATGAGGTCCAGCATGACGACGGGGATCGTCAGCTCGCCGCCGGTAAGTGCCCGGCTCTGGCCTCTCATGCTGCGGAGCTGGCCGAGGAATGTCTTGACGTCCTCCTGGGCCAGGATCGCGGTGCGCTGCTCCATCGGCAGGGCGTCAAAGGCCCGGCGGCTCATGGGCAGCGCGCGGATATCAAAGCTCATGGTATTGGTTCTCCTTTCTCCTTCCGGTGCCTGGGGCACCTGTCTGCCGCGTTCGGCTTCGGCGAGCTGTTCCTCCAGCTCCTGGATTTCGCCGCTCAGGCGCGTCACCTCGCCGCCGTGCGCGGTTTCTTCGCCCTCCAGCGTCTCGATCTCCGTGCGGACCGCCTCGAACTGCTCGTCGGTCTCCGCCTCGTTGACTGCGGTCTCCAGCGCCGTCCGGCGCTCCGCAAACGCGGCGTCCTTCTCCCTCAGCTGTTCGAGCTGCCCGCGCTTCGCCTCGATCTGCCGGCGGAGCATGATTGCTCTAAGTGCCATGGTGTTCTCCTTTCAGCCGCGCGATAAGCTCGGCGCGGCGCTGGTTTATTTTGTCTCGTTTGGCCCGGTCGAGCTTCTCGCGGGCCGCGGCCAGCTCCTCGGCGGCTCTCGCCGAAATGCTGGTCTGTTGATAGGCAGGGAACGTGCATGGGCTCACCTCGTAGAGGGGATATACCTCAAGGATCCTCGTCCGGTATGTCCCGTCCTCATCCCAGCTCTCCTCCATGCGGGAGATGTCAAAGCCAAAGGAGCATCCGTCCACGTCTCCGCGGTCCACCCGCGCATAGGCGTTTTTTGCGTCCTGGTCCTGGTCGTTGATCTCCACGCCGCCCCGGAGGCCCCGCTCGTCCTCCCGGAGGTCTGCGGTCTTGTTGGCTGTGCTGCCAAGCACGATGTTGGTGTCGTGATTCCATAGCACCTTGGTGTCTTCTCCGGAGCTCAGCGCCCGGCCAAAGGCTCCCGGTGCGATGGTCTCCACCCAGCCGGGGCACACCTCATAGGGCTGGTCAAATACCGCAAAATAGCCCTCGAGCCGCCGAGTGCCGTCCTCCTCGCGGACGCGCATGTCACGCATCCGCATCGTCCGATTTGTCACTTGTCTCACCTCCCGGGTTGTAAAGCTTTTTTTGGTCCCCCAGCCTGTCGATGGGGAGATAGTTCTCCAGGATGACCAGCTCGTCTAGGCCGTCCTTTGGCGGCAGGCCGAGCCAGGCCCGGACCTCGTTGCCGGTCATGATGCCGCGGATGTATTGCTCGTCCGCGATGCTGGCCAGCTCCTGGAGGTCGTAGTTGTACAGGCTCCGGGCGTTAAATCTAAAATACAGGTCTGGGCTGTACAGGAGGCCCTTTGTGAGCACCTGCTGGATTTGCTGGGCCAGCGGCATGATGCGGGTCGAGATAAAGCTGTTCCACGCGTCCCGCTTAAAGTCCCCGACTCCGAGGACAAAGGGCGGCAGGCCCAGGATGGTGGCCACGGTCTGCTTGTCCAGCTTTACAAAGTCCGCGAGCGCCAGATCGGACAGCGTCAGCGGCCGGACCTCCTGCACCGCAAACTGGTCCGCCGGGAGCAGCCATGGCGCTCCGGCCTCTCCGCTGAGGACGTAGTCCTCCAGGAGCTTCCGGCGGCCCTCCGGCCCGGAGAACTCATCCACCAGGCCGTCCACCTTGACGATGATGGATGGTTTCCACTTGCTTGACATAAAGCCCCGCTCCGTCTCGGATGCCTGCTTGAGGTTGTTGGCCACGTCGGCCAGGGCCACCTGGTAGCCGGTCCCGAGCCATGGATACAGCGCATCCGGGTTCTCGGCAAAATGCAGGACGTCTCCGGCCGCGAATTCCCGGCCCGCCGCGATGACCTTGTAGTCCATAAGCCCCTCCGGCACAAAGGACACAAAGGCCGGCGGAATCGGGATCAGCTCCTCGATGTAGCCGCCCGCTCCGCCGTCCGTGTAGCGGGGGATAACGACGGCGTTTCCGCGCCCGTCCAGCAGCATCGTTTTTACGATCCACTGGATAAAGCTCGTCCGCGTCATGACCCGATTGGGCGTGATGTCCACCAGGCGGGAGAGGCCGTCCGTTATCCGGATGTCTCCCCGCTCCGTGTTGCGCATCAGGTGGATGGTCATGCTGCCGATCAGCCGCGCAATGGTGCTTACCGCTGCGCATATCTCCGGGTTGTGTGCCAGTGACGTATACCCGGCGCAGGTCAGGTCGTCGTATTTCGTGGCATCGCACATCCAGACGACGCTCCGCTTCTGCGGCGGCTCTGCCCGCGGCGCCTGGCGGCTCCGCTTTTTCTTGCTCATTCCGTTTCGTCCTCCTTTTCGCCCCACCAGCTCTTTGCGGAGCTGGTCCGGTCGAGGCTCTCCAGATATCGCACGCAGGCAAACACCGAGGCGTCAAACAGGTCAATGCGGTGCTCCGGCTGTACCTTGTCGTACATCACCATGTCGTCGGTCTTTTCAATGGCCGAGACGTTTTCGACGCAGTACTCAAAGGCCTCGGAGTGCAGATAGTAGAGCGTCCCGTTTTTGGCCGAATTCTCGATGTACCGGAATCCCTCGGATTTTTTGTAATAATACTGGGGCTGGTCGACGATCTTAAAGCCGGCGTGCTTCATGCCGATAAAATATTCTCGGCAAAATTTACGATCATGGCCGACCTGCCGGATTTTAAAGCCCCGGCGGCGCATCTCGACGAACCAGTTGACCACGTCGGCGTGGTTGACGGTGGGGGAGTTGCACATGGTGAGCCAGCCGTCGTCGGCCCAGCCAAATAGCGGGATGTTGTCCTCGTCGGCCTTTTTGTGGGCGGCGACGACCGGAAAAAATGCGTGCGTGATGATGATGTCCGTGTTTTTGTACCGCCCGAACAGGGCCGCGGCCGTGAGGTCGTGCAGCTTGGACAGGTCCGCGCCGCCGTACCAGCTGATGGGCAGCCGGGCCAGCTGTTCCAGCGTCCAGCCGTATCGCGTGTCGCTGCGCCGGAACTCCTCGATATCAAAATAGGCCCGCATGGCGTTGGTGTACACGTTCAGGGACTTGGCCAAAAAGTCCTTGCGCTGCTGTGGGTCGTTCTGGGCCTGGAGGCTGTCGTTGAGGATTTCCTCCGGGCGAATGCTGACGCCGTAGGCCGGGTTTGCCATTTCGTGGACCGTTGGGCTCGTGTAATCGATTTCCCCGTCTTCTCCCGGATTGGCGCAGCAGATAAAAATAAAATATTGCTCGTCCTGGACCGTGCCGTCCAGCACCTTGCGGCAGTATTTCAGCCGCTGGCCGAGAAATAGCTGCTCGTTGTCGCCGGCGGTCGAAATACCGATCAGCAGCTTGTTGGTGTAGGCCTTCATGGCCTCCTTGAGGAGGTTGTACTGCTTGGGCTTTTTGAACGCGTGTATCTCATCGCAGATGGCGAGGTTGCAGTTGAGGGAGTCCTGTGTGTCCGGATTTGCAGCCAGTGCCCGGATGTAAAACGATCCGTCCGGCAGCGCCGCGGTCATCGAGTGCTCGTTGTTGTTGTCGATGATCCGCACCGTGCCGCCCGCCTTGGTGTCCTCGCCCATGCGCCGGACGTTGTAGGCCAAAAAGCCAAAGCTTTCCAGCGACTGCATCAGGGCCGCGGCTGTGATGTAGGTCTTTGCGCCGGAGCGCCGGTACCAGAGAGACAGCGCCCAGGCGAGGGAGGCCGCAAACGATGTCTTGATATTTTTGCGGGGGATAAATATCATGGCCTCGTGGAATCGGACCGTATCGGTCCCGGCCAGCTTAAAGCCAAGCAGGTTGTAGATAATAAACTTATGAAACGGCTCCAGGAGAAACGGCGTCCCCCGGAGGGGCGTTCCGTCGAGCCGCTCGCCCTGCTGGTGGCACATCGTCCGCTCGATGACCTGGATGCAAAACTCTGGCCCGGCTGCGTCTAGGGTGTAGGCCGGATTTTCGAGGTCCCGGAAAAAACGGCCAACGGCCTGGCGCAGCTCCTTGCAGGCGATCTTTTTGCCGTCCCGGATGCTCTCCGCGTACTGTAGGACTGCGGCCCAGTTTTTGCCTTTACTCGGTTTCAATCGCCTGGAGCGCCGCCGCGAGGCCGGAGCGCTCCTGCTTCTTCGGCGCGCTGTCGCCGGTGATCTTGCGGTACGCGGACGGGGTGAGCCCAAGCTCGCGCCAGTACGCAAGCGCGGATTTGTTGAGATCATCCCAGAGCGTCAGCAGCGGATTTTTTGTCAGGTTGGTACTGCCGCCCTTGTTGGTGTACTCGATGGCCGCCTCGCCGCCCTTTTGTTTAAACTCCCGCTCCACCTTGTCGCGCCTGGCCAGGATGGAGGCCAGCGTTTTGACGATTGGATCATAAGCCTGGTCCGACAGCTTGAGCGCCTCCAGCTGGTCCATGATGACCGATTTCCACTTGTTCTCCGTCATAAGCCACCCCCCCTTAGCGTGTGCGGCAGAGTTGGAAAAGGT